GGTGCAACGAACTTAGATGCCATACAAGACATTGAATATCTTCGTGATAACTTATTTATTGGTCTTGGTGTACCAAAGCCATTTTTATCATTTCAAGATGCTGCTGGTGCAGGTAAAAACATGGCACAGTATGACATAAGATTTGCAAAGAAGATCAATCGTATTCAACAGGCAATGATTCAAGAACTCAATAAAATGGCAATGATACATTTGTATTTATTGGGTTATACTGGTGAAGATTTAAGTGACTTTACATTAACACTTACTAATCCAAGTACACAACAAGAATTACTTAAGTCAGAATTATTACGTGAGAAAGCACAAACATATACTGAATTAACACGTGCTGAAGCTGGTATTGCTGCAATGTCACATACTGGTGCAAAACGTATGTTATTCAATATGAGTGATAGGGAAATTGTTGAAGATTTGAAACAGCAGAAAATGGAAAAAGTTGTTATGCAAGAACTTATGGATTCTCCTGTTACAATTAAGAAATCAGGTTTATTTACAGATATAGATAAAAGATTCGGTGAACCAGAAGCTGCATTAATTGGTGCTCCTACAAGTGGTGGTACTGAAGGTATGCCACCTGAAGGTGGTGCTCCTACAGGTATGCCACCTGCTGGTGGAATGCCACCTGCTCCTGCTGGCGGTGGAATGCCCCCTGCTGGTGCTGGTGGTGGTGTTCCTATGGGCGGTGGTGGCGGTGTTCCTATGGGCGGTGGTGGCGGTATGCCTCCTTTAGCTGAATCAAAAATGACTGAACAACAATATAATGATCATCTTGAAAAATTAGTGTTTGGTACTACCAAACAAACTGAACAGAAACAGGAAAATAGTCATAAACAGATCATAAAGGAAAATGATATGATCAATACGAAATTAAATAAAAACGCTGAAGATATGATTAATGAAATCAACCTTTTACTTAAAAACACTGAAAGCATTAATGATCAACAGAAAATTAATGAACAGCAAGAGATTGATTTTGAAAACATTGAGAACATTGAATTAAATGAAGAATAAAATAATCGTTTATAGTTAATTACAGTATTTATAATAAATCGAATAAGATCGTATGAAAAGCATCAATATAGGAATCGTTAATTTGGTAGTTTCTAAGAAGTTAAAGGACGCTTACTTCAGTAATTCTTTAATTGAAGAATCTAAGCAATTGACAAACAGCTTTTTCAATGTTGTAAAGAATTCTCCAATTTTACAATTAGAGTTTAAAGTGTTTAGCAACATTGAGAATAAACATATTGAAAATGATTTAGTTGCTACTCGTTATATAGATAATAACATTAAGTTATTTGAAGTTTATACGCTTGACGAACTTGAAAGAGAACATAAGAAACTAAAATCATTTCTTACTGAAGATATTCAGGTTGATGACGATAAGGTAGGTCTATATATTGCTATTGGTAATTTAATAAAAGAATCACTCAGCAATTATGATGTGGTGGATGTTGATAACATTCATGAGTCGTTCGAAATAGTATTGAATCACGTTAAAAACACCAAGCAGAGTATTACTGAAGTTGTTGAGCCTACTGAATTTGTAAATGAAGACGTTATAGAAATTGCAATCAATAGATTCAACACCAAATATGAATCATTAACTGAAGACGACAGAACTTTACTTAAAACTCTTATTAAGTCAGATGATAAAGCAAAAGAAAACCTTCTTGAAAACTATAAGAATGAAAATATTTCTATCTTAGAAAGTGTACATGAGGAAAATAGTTTAGTTAAAGAAAGAGTAACAAGCACCATAAATACTTTGAAGGAAATGAAGTTTAATCCAGAATCTGTGGATGACGATATTATTAGACTTCATGAACTAAAGAAAGACTTGTTATAATTTACGCTTTATTTGGCGAATTAAAAAAATCTCTTTTCATCATATTCAAATCAATCTCATTTTTAGAGTTTGGATTTCCTTTAACTTTACCCTGTGAACTAAATTGCCAAACCGTCCATCCTTCGCTTGGATTAGGTTTTGCCCAGCCACTTGCAATTGAAGGGTCTGTTACTTCTGGAGTATATGGATATTGAGCATGCCATAATGGGTGTGAACCAAAATTGTTACTTGTTTTATCAGTAAATATTGGTTTACCACCATAAAGAATCGTATCATAATTATTGGTCTTCAATGTACTAATAAAAGTATTAATCCATAAATCGTTGCTTTTCTTATTTACTGACCATAAACTATTTGTTTGTTCATTGTCTTCAAAATCCAATATAAGAGGAAAATCGGGTTTTGGTAAAGTATTTACTACACTCACAAAGAAATTTGCTTGTGCCGTTGCGTCTGCAATAATGTTAGCATCAATATTTGCACCTTTATATTGTTGTGCATAATGATAATAACCAATTTTAAGACCTTGTGCTTTTGCTCCTGTAGCATTATTAGATACTTGACTATCTCTCCATGATATGCCCTGAGAGGCTTTTATAAGTGCAAATTCAATATTAGGATTATTATTACTTGGGTCTGTACCTGATTTGCTGCTACTAACAGCAAGACTCCAATTAAACTTTCCTTGACCAACAGCAGATACGTCAATGCCATAAACAGAATCAAGTTGATCTAACCTTGCCTGAGATATTGATGGTGCTAATGCTCTTGTAGCTTCACCTGCACCTTGTGTATATGGATTTGTTTGATCAGAATCTCCACCATCAAATCCTAAGATTGCTGCTGCGTTTAGTACTCTTGGTACAGGATATCTTAATATTTTTGTGCCAGAAAAACTTGTGGTCATTTTATTAGGTTCAATGTTGTGATCAACACTTAAAATAATGTATGCTCCACTAAATAGAGGTACGTTCTCCAACTGAAAATATTGTGTTGGTTGTATCATAGCATTACCCAAGCCAGTAATTGTAGCACGATATGCTCTGTTTTCATATAAACTATATAAATTCTGACCTTTAGGTACTGGTGATTGTATTTTATTATCCCCAGCTAACCTTGCTAATATTTGGATGCTTTCATTTGTTTCAGGATATTCTTTACTGTCAATCTTTATATCATTAAACATTGACTGGTTTTGTTCGCCAAATCTAACCCTGAATGCTCTTACTTGCCTCCAAGGAAATCCGAGATTTTTGGTTTCTTGTTTGCCATCTTCTGAATTAACATCAATTGTTGGTGGTTTAGTTTTAAAATCAATTGTTGCCTGACTTCCACCCAGATCAGTAATACCGTCATCCGTAAAGCCATTTGCAACACCTGTTGGATAGCTTGATGAACCACCTATGTACATACAAACAAAGCATGGCTGTGGTGTTGAATGCACATCTGTGCTAATTTTAAATGATTCAATCCAGTTTTGCTGGGTATATGACATGAAGTTTTGTAATGGGAAGAATTCAAAACCATTTAAAGATAATAGTTGTGATATTACACTAAATATCGAAATGTTTGGGTCTTCGAGCATTTGTGAAAGTGCCTCACAATTCAATATGGTATTACCAATAGGATTCATTGCCCTGTCAACGAACGCAAAAGAATCAATTAGTCTTTTATTATTTTCATTTGACGGATATCCTTTAGTGTTAGCTCCATCGGGATTTGTAAGCCATTTATCATTAATGTTTTTAAATGAATAATATGTTTGTGTTATAATGTCTTCGTCACCTTTTAGTTTTTGTTGAGCCACATCTTCTTTCTTAAGATCAGCTTCTTTTGTGTTTATATTTGCCAATAGTTCACTAAAAAATGATTTAAAGAAAGAATCGTTAATTGTTTTCAATTTAGTATCACCTGTCATTATCTGAAGTGATGTATAACCAATTTTTGTTGTGCCTGTGCTAAATGTTAATTCACTGTAGTTTATAATATTTGTTCTACTAATCATTGGTTGAATAATTTCATAATATCTAAAACCAGCACCATTTTCGGTTGATTTTGGGTCTAAATAATATCGATATGAAACGAATTTTGAAATTTCTTGATTAACAAGTCTATCTTTTACATTTTGATATAATCCTTGAACACCAGTTAATATTGAAGAGTACTGCTGACTCATGAATGTGTCAAACTGAGCCTTATATATTGCTTTATCGTTTGCTGATAAATATTTATCAACGTCATGAATGTCTGCAAATATGAAAAGTCCAAAACTATTTAAAACTTTTCCTTCGCCTGTGGTGAAAAAGTCGGTTATTGTTTGTACTGTAAATGTAGTGTCAGTGCCTTCTATTGCTGTTAATAGTGCACCAATATATGCTGTTACATATTTAGGTGTCTCTAAAACTCCAGCAATGGTAAACAACAACGGATTTAACCTGTTTGGATATTGATTAAAAGGACTTAAAGTATAACCATAATTAGATAAGAACATCAACGCACTTAATTTTTGATTATACAGTGGATTGCTACCACTAATTATTGTATTATAAATTTCATCATCATGTTTTGATAGCTGTATTATCCAAGGATTAATAATATTATCAAAACTTTTTAAACTTGCAGCATCACTTTTAGGTACTCCACCAAGTTGATAGAAATATGTGTTACCGCTTGCCAATAAATTTGGTATTGCAGTACTTTTAAGAACACGAGTATCACCAATATTCAATTCTGTGGTTTCGAAATATGGGTTTTCTTCAAATGCAAATGTACCTAAGAATCTTGTGTTGATATTAATACCCTGATTATCAGTAATGACTTTATCTGAATCGATTTTTCCGTCTTTACTGTATTGGTCAGCAACATACAATAAATTTTCGTTTGTAAAATTATAAAAACTTTGATGTTCTCTACCTAAGAATATGTTTCCGAATAAGTTTCTTAAAACTCCATTTTGAAACTTGTCAACAGGTTTTGTTGATGATTTATCGTCACTAAATGTTTGTAATTCAATTTTTTCATCCTTTACAATACTACCTTGATATCTTGAATCGTTTTTATTTACATATGCATCTGTGTTTCCAAGTGTATCTCCAGCTAATGGAAACGCAGGTTTCTCCACAGGAGTAAATATGTAATGATCTTGCATAGCAGGAGTATTCAAAAATGTATAAAAGCTATCTATGCTATTGGTGAATTTATTGGCATTATCTTTTATGTTATTTGCATATTTTGTTTCTGTTATTGAGTTTGCCAAGTTAGCTGCTTCAGATTTTGCGAAAAATTCAACATATGCTTTACTAATTTTTTTATCGGTATCGTAAAAACTTGAAGGATATGCGCTTTGTGATATAACATAAAATCTGTCAAGCATTATTTTTATTACCTGCTGCAGTCTATTATCATTACTCATGTTTATTGGCATGGCAGTACCACCGTCAGTGGTGTCTACACCGTAATACGGACCTGTGTATGCGGATTTAGTGTCATCACTGCCAAGTTTTGAATCAAGTGGTGAAACTGGTATCCATTTATATGTACCGTCATCGTTCATTTGATTTTTGGCGTTCATTATTTCGCTAAACTGTTTTTGTTTATTAAATGTATCGATAAAATCACTTATTAAGGTAAGTTCAGGAAATGGTTTTGGTAATAATTGACTTAGTTTAGTTGGCGCAACTCTCACTTCTCTTTGACCACCAGTAACGTTTTGCTTGTCAACAACCAATGGAAATGAATATACATGATTTGAAGCTGCTTGTTGTGCTATATCAACATATTGATTTGGTGCTGTATTGAGAATTATTTTATTGAAGTCTGGATTGTTATGATGTCTTTCTGCTTCGGCTGATATGTCTCGAAGTTTTTGAAAGAATGTATCAACGTCATTGAGTAGTATTTCAAAGATGTTATAAATCGTAGGCATCATGCCAAGATTCTTCATTATCATATTATTAATAATACCATTAATTGTATTACTGAGCGTAGTTTTTGATTTGGTTAAAGAATCTCTTTCTTTATATAATTTCACATAAAAATTAGTAATATCAATACCTGTATATATTGTAGATGGTTTATTATCTCCAAATGTTGTTACGTCATATTTATTACTAAATTTTACGTCATCAATATTAACATTGCTATTTACAACACCAGATTCTTTGTAACTATTCAATAAGTCACTTTTATAACCATCCATATATAATTTAGCGTTTGCAGATTTATCTTCAACACCTGCATACGGTATACTATTGACCTTGCCTGTTGCATATACCACATATAACTTTTTCTTTAAATCTGTTGAAAGTGAAGGTACTGCTAATGATTTAATATAGGCATCATAATCAGCAAATGTCGTAATTTTAATTACGTTTTTTTCTGTTACTGGTACTTTTTCGTTACTGGTATTATATACCAAATCATTTACTGAAAAATCATGTGTTTTATTGTCTGCTTCTCCAGTATCTACCATTAATAAATATGAATTACCGTTTTCAGCTAATTTACTTTTATAATCAGCAATTATTGCTTGCGTTGTTGCAATTTTTGCAATTTGATTTAAAGTCACATCGTATTTCTGGGTTTGTGGAAGCGATTTTAATTCTTTCGAAATTTCGTCATATAAATTTTTTAACTTTAATATTAATGCAAATGTGTTTTGTGGTGGTGTGTTTGGATTCGCATTTAATGATATGGCTGTATTTGTTGGGGTTATCAAAGGAAAGTTAACAACGTATCTGAACAAAACGTCTGTTAATGGAGCATAAGTAACTGCGACAAATTGAGCGTCAATAATAAAATTGCCGTTTTCTGCTTTAAATTCACTTGTATATTTAACAAGGTGTAATTTATATTTTAATGATTTACCGTAATAACCTTTAATTGTAAGATAAAAGATTGGTGGCGGGAAATCAAAGAGTATTCTATAAGGAGAATTTGTACGATTAAAAAATGCAAGTCCTCTTACATCAATAAACTGAATACTTACCTGTGGTATAAAAGATGAATTAATAGTAACTTTAATGTTGCTCATACCAAAACCTTCATACTGAATGTTGTTACCGTTACTACCATCATAATATCTGGTCGTAAAACTATTGTAATTCGGACTATTTTTATTTTGATCTGTACCAAGAAAATTAACTTCAGTAAAGTCTTCCAGTCCAGTTTTCAATATGTTACCACCATTGCCTTGTTCGCTTGATGTTTCTAATACTGTTCTGCCTTTTCTTACTGCTCTTAGTTCAGCATAGATAAACATATCTTGATATTGTGGGATACTATTGACCATACTTGTATTGGTGTTCACATCGTTAGGGTCAAGGAGTATGATATTTCCATTATTTACAATTGCCATTCTTCTGATTTTACTATAAATACGTGCCGATAAAAAACATATATTTTAAAGTACCAATCAAGTTATCTTGACTATTTATATTAAAACTAATAAATGATACTATTACAAATAGCAAATTCGTCAGCAACACTTTTACATCAATATATAATAATGGGCATGATCGGATTGTGCCTTGCTTTTTTTGTTTTCATAATTTTCACTACTATGAAACTCATGAAAAAGAAAAATATTGAAATAAAATTGATGCAACAACAACATGCAGCAAAGATTGACATGCTTAGAAAAGAGCATTCAGATACTCTTGAAAAAATAAGATTGGAAATGTTAAAACGTGAAGAAGAAAGAACTCGTCAATGGATGGAATCTGAAAAAGAAACCTTACATGTATTAAACGGAGTATCTACTTTATTAGATTTAAGTGAAAAACTTGGTAAATCTGATTCGGATAAAATACTGAAAAAACTTGAAGAGATTCAAGTTAAAGTAGAAAAATTAACGGTAACAGAATAATCTTACTTATTATGAATAAGAAATTGAATAAACTCAAAGAGGTTAATATGCAAGTTAACAACATAATTAAAGAAATGGAAATTCGCATATTTATCGAAAACATTGAAGATGTTCGAGAAAGAGTAATGCACCCAGAAAAACCTAAAGCAGCTATTGAGCTAAAATAGTTCAAGTAACTATTTATATATAAAGATATTTAACATGAATAGGATATTACTACAAGAAAGTAAAATATTACAGAGGGGCGAAACGGGATTTGGAATTTTAATTGAGCATGATGCTGGTTTTATTAATTCAGAAATCAATAAGGACATCCTCAATGAAAATTTTGAGCTTAAACCAAACGAACCCGTTTTAATTAATTGTATTTTACAGAAGTGGGGAGTTAAGAATAAAATGGACGTATCTATCCAAAGGACGTTTTAGTACCACAGGTTAATGCCTATCAAGAATTAGTTAATACTAATAGTGCAGTTTCAGAAGCTGACCATCCAGATAGCAGTATCATTTCCTTACAGAATATTTCACATATGATTGTGAAAATGTGGTGGGGTGAAGGTGAACAAGCAAATGTATTGTATGGAAAATTAAAGATCATCGTATCTCCGGGTTACATTCGTTATGGTGTTGTTTCCGTAGTTGGTGATAAGATCGTTCTTTACCTGCAGAATAAAATAAAATTAGGTATATCTTCTCGTGGAGTTGGTACGTTGAAAGAAATAAGCGGTG